CTTTACCAAAACTTTTCTTACTCCCTTGTGGAGCTGGGATTCCATACGCTCTAATTTTGATCATTTAAAGGAGCTGGAAATTTATCTGTTTCATGGTTAAACCATGCGTTCTCCTGAGCTGAATAAGCAGCTTGTTTCTCTTTTATTTTTCTTGATTTTATTTTGTGAGCAAATCTTAAGACCACATTCAAGGTACTCATAGGCAAATTATCAAGCCATTGATAAAGCTGAGATTTCGCTGTACTCATTTCTTTGCCTCATTAAAAATCCAACTAAAGGATTCAGTAAGAGTTGCAACCCCTCTTGCTTTTTCTTCTTCCTGAAGTGTTTTTACAGCGCTTGTATAAGTCCATCTTTTTACCTCCCTCTTTTCAACTAGGACTTCTCCTATTGCAAATTTATTTTCTTCTGCATCTTCAAATTCTTGTAAACCAATTTTTTCATAATGATCTTTAAATTTGATTAGTAGTTCTTTTTCTTTTCTAATCAATTCATTCTTCTTCAATTTGACTTCATTGAGTTCTTTTGAAAGGTCTTTAATGTTGATCATTTTCGGTTCTTGTGTCCAAGGTAAAGGATTGTTCGAGGTTGTTAAGTCGCCAAGCTTTGGCTGCTTTTCTTTCTGCATCGGTTGGTTCATGATCGGGTACAAAATCGGGGCAAATGTCGTTTGGGTAAATTCCTTTCTTACGGTTTTCCAGGAACCCATAAGGAAGATCTTTCACTGTGTTGGGTTTGGTAATAGTCATCTGGAAGTCCAACACTTCTGGCCTCCTCCTTAAGAGGAAAACTAGGAGGCGGGTTAATGGCGAGAGATTCTGCATATTTAAAAATTGCTATGGCAGGTATGTAAGCAAGAAGTAAAAGAAAAAGATTCAATCTTCTCCTGATTCTATTTTGCTTAAGGAGGCTTAATCTATTCATTGAAAATTATGCTCCGATTGAAATCTTTGCCATGCGGCGGTCCAGGCGTGGGAGCAAGTAATAGTTCCCTGGTTTGGAGAAACTGTTGTTTTTCCTGGCCTGCACCAAATCGTTCTAACTTCATCAGGAACAAGTCCTGTTGTTGTTTTTAAGAGGTGTAAATATCCTCCGAGCTGGGCATCTGTTGAATATGGTTTTCTGTCTATAGCGCTTTGAGTTTTTAGATCAAGAAGAATTAATTTCCCTTTCCAATACCCAAGAGCATCAAAAGAACCTCCAAGTGAAATACTTGGATCACACATTAAATATTCATTTGCTATGGGTTGAAACTCCTGAATAAATTTGTGGCCAAATAATGGGGTTACATAAGGTTCATGCTTAGGCCAGTAAATTAAATCTTTATCTTCTAAGTAATTAGCAAATACTTTATGAATATCAAGGCCTTTAAATTCCCAGTTAGCTCTTGTTCTTTCGATAGCGTCTTTTTCAGCCTGAGGTTTTAATGCCCATAGCACTCCAGTCACAGTTAAGTTCATCACCTCATTAGAAGGCAAATGAGTATACTTATGCAGCTCTTGATCAAGCTTTACTTGTTGGGGTTTTAGTTGTTCGATTGTTTCCATTTAAAAAATACCGTTGCTTAGGGTGAATGTATTTAGGCAGCTAGATCTTTTGAATCTGGGAAAGCTTCCACTTTCTCCACTGCTTGGCCAGACATAGCAAGCCATTCTTTTCTGTTTCCTTCTATCCATTCCCTGCATAGGTTTCTATAAACAGGGGCCGTTGGATATTTAATAGTAGGCCGTGGAAAAGTGTCATAAGAATCACTTCCATCTCCTAAATATTTAGGCATTTTGTGACTTGGGTTTGTTGCATCAGCAGGATCAAGAGAATCAAATCTTGATTTTTCTATTGCTTTATATCCAGGGCTGAGTTTGTCAAAATCTTCAACATTTGCTCGACCAGATGCAACCATTCTTGCAAGAGCTTTTCCAGCTCCTGAGCTAATTAGTTTTTCCATTATTTATATTTCTCCTTTCCTATGTCTTGCTTCTAGCTTTACCCTTGCAGTCATGTGTTGTCTTTCTTCTTCTGTGTATTGAGCAAGGAATCTTTTTTTCTCTTCCAACTTCCAATCTTGTAAAAGCCAAGGCTCATGGAAAACTAATTTCTTTTGTGTCTCCCTAACTTTTTCTCTGACATCAGAAATTGTTTTTAATTTTGGGTATTGTTCAATCATTTCATGCATGTACTCATACTCTTTTTTTAATGCGTCTAAATCCATTTATTTGTCCTCCAATTTTTTAATTCGTTCTTTCAATATCTTTGATTCTTCTTGCAGTAGTTTTATGTGTATATAATTTTTAGATTCAATTGCTTCATTTTCATAAAAGCCTCTTGTAACTTCAAAATCTAGTTTTTGTATTAGTACAAGGAGGTTAGTTAGCCCAATAATTGAATTACCTACTAAGTCATCTAGCGTCACTAAATCTTCTGGATTCTCAAGCTCTTTACAATCCAGTCTCTTTTTTAAGTCCTCATGAAGAAGACATAATCTTTCGGAACATAGTTGTAAAATAGATTCCCAAGTGTCAGCCTCTGCAAGCTTTTTCCATCGGGTTTCAGTCGTGACAGATTGTAAGTTCTTAAAATCTAATTCTTTCATTTACTTACCCTCCAAAGTTGCTAATACACCTTTTCCTGTTAATTCAGGTTTCTTAGTTTCAGCTTCTAGATAAGGCTTTGTTGGTTGAGAATTAAATTTATGACCATGCAACATTCGATGCTCTAAGTCTGTTTTTAATCCCCATGAATAATTGGGCATCTCGTTCTCCAGGCGAAATAAATATCTGAGCATTGAAATATGAACAGCCAAATCTTTTGATGGCTTGGGGTCCATTAAATACTGGTGGGAGGCATAAGCCCACATCTGGTCAGTGACAACATCTTTAACAAGTTCTGGAAGTGTTAGCCAAAGAGTTGCTAGGTCATTTGAATCAAGACTCTTTCCATAAGGCGAAATCTTGTAAGTGGTTTTTAAAACCTGAGTAAATACTTTTGCTTGCATGATTAATAAAGTGATGGGGCATTGTCCATTGCATCGAAATCCAATTCTTTTTCTTCTTTCCTTTTTATTGGTTTAAAAGATTCGTAATTTGCCAAACTCAATGACTTCCATTTATTAGCTATTCCAAGTTTTATTTGTTCTTCTAAAATATCTGGGCCATAACTACCAAGAATTTCTAAGCAACCTTTTTCTAATAATTGCCAAGATCTAAGATTCTTAGACCCTCCCTTACCTAACCAAAACTCAACTACTAATGACTTATGAGCTAATAATGGTCCTACAACTAAATCTTCTTTAAACCTCCAATTGTTGTTTTTAAGATTGTTATTGTTGTTCTTAGTATTGTCTCTTTGTACTATTGCATACTCGTCAACCCTGTTAATTTTCTGTTCAATTGCCTCTTCAATAAATCGGGGCAATGTCTTCCACTTGTCAGTCGTGGAGTCCTTCTTTTTCTTTGCCTGATCTAGAAGAACAGTATTTAATCTCACGGAAGTTTGTCGTGCTTTCGCTTCCTTTTCGCTTTCTTTCCGCTGCTTTTTTGTCACGTTTATGTGGCGTTATTGCGTTCATTCTGCCTCAAGAATGTCACTATGTCAATTACTCCCCCAGAATAAATTTATACAATTCTTAACCCTGTTATCATAGAAGCATCAAAGCAGGGTTCCTTATGAAACTCTCCACCGAACAAATTAAAGAAAGCCTTATTACCTCAGGTGCTGATCCTTTTCAAGTTGCAGCAGAAGCCATTGAAAGAGGTGACAGACTATTAGCCCACACCCAAAGACTTGAAGAGATTATTCAAAACTCTTCCCTTAAGAATTAAGGATTCTCCTGATCATCCAGCTCTTGCTATTTGTATGGCTACACCCTGCCATCTTTGCTAATTCTCTTTTACTCTTACTCCTATAAATTTCTTCCAGTTGTGGATCAGTAATAATTCTTTTCTCTGGTGATCTATAAACAAATAAAGATCCAATCCCTTTCATCAACTTCCTAGCCCATTTAAATAAGAAAAACTTTTTTTTAAAACTTCCTTTTCTCATTCTCCTGCACCTGAAATGGTGATCCTGGTACACATCTTGTATTCACTTTTTAAAATATCTTTTCCATCGCATCCTTCTCGATAGCATTTAAGCGCTTGCCATTCCAATCCATAAACCCTCCTTTCATGACCATTAGGGCATTTAATTACTGCTCCTGTATTTGGTAATCTCTTCCCTTTCTCTATTGGTACAAATACATTTACTGTCAATTTTTTCTCCCTTTTTTATCAAAGTATACCCATCCTTAGGCAGAATGAAATCTTTTCTAGTACTCTGTTCTTATTAGCCTTTATTCTTCAGAGTGACAAAGAAAGGTAAGAAAGGAACTAAATATGAAGTGGAATCTAGAATTTCGGCTATTTATGGACTATTAGCAACAGCATCTAGTAGGCAAGATATTATTCATTACTGTTCAGAAAAAAGGTTTGATGTTTCAGAACGCCAAGTCGATACATATATAAAAAAAGCTAGAGAACAAATTTCAAAAGATTGTGAATTATCCAGGCCTGCTTTTTTAGCTGAGTGCTTAGCACGTCTTAGAAATTATGAAAAGGCTGCAATTAAAAGAGGTCATATTCAAGTCGCTGTAAATTCTGTAAGACTTCAAGCTGAATTGGTTGGCATTGCTTCATGAGTCTTTTATTAGACTCTTGCCCTGGTGGACTACTTTTAGAACCGCCTGAGCCAGCAACATCAAAATTTGATTACTTAGCTCTATCTCAAAAACTTTATACAAATCTAACTGAACCACAAAAGTTGGTTTATAACGCTGGTGTCCGATTCACGTATTTATGTTCAGGAAGAAGATTTGGAAAAACTTATTTAGCAATTACCAGATTAATTAACTGGGCAATAGAAAAACCTGGAGGCCTTTTTTATTACGTCACTGCTACCTATCGCATGGCAAAACAAATTGCTTGGATTCAACTAAAACAAATGGTTCCAATGGAGATATTTGCATCAAAAAATGAAAGTGATTTATCTGTAACTCTTACCAACGGTTCAACTATTTCTTTAAAAGGTGCAGAAGATCCAGACAAATTAA